GAAGCGTCCCAGAGGAGCACAAAAGGGCAAAGGCCTAAAGTTACCCATGCAAAGATTTTTATCGTTAAGTAGCTCATTGTTGAAAACTCAATTCTGTTGGGACGCCCCAGCTATCGCCTGCCAAAGTGCGAAAGGCGATCTGTGCGCGGATGATTGTGTGTGTGTCTTCGTGGCGAAAGATCTGGACAAGAATCTCTTGTCCGTTTTCTAAATTGCATCTACCTACTTCGTAGATAAAGACTTTCGGTTCGGTCATGTTTGTACTCCTATCGTCGGTACTTTGACCATAGAGGATCAGTGTGGCCTATTGGGGGATTTCGGCGAACACTCTCTGAAAGGCTTGTTTAACAAGGGCTGCGGAGTCTGCCATCGCAGGCGAGATTTCATAGTGCAGCCAGTCGCCCGGAACTCCGTGAATAGTTTCCTTAGTGTATTTTTGCCACTTCTGTCGGTCGCATCTCCAGCCCCTTCCGAACGGGGCGGTGTAATCAAGTACGCATTCAAGGCCAAGCGCGTTCGCGTTGGCGGTCACAATGTTGAGGAAGGCGACTGATCCTTTTCGAGTGGCGTTCGGATGTTGCTCTGACTTGCGGTATGAGAGATCTACTGCGCGCCCTGTGGCATGCACTGACAGATTCTCGGAGCCGCGCATGTTGCGAACTCCCCAGCTTCCGTTGTTCCAGAAGGCTCCATCGCCGTAGCGGATCGCTTGTCGGATCCATTCGTCCATGCCGCTTCGAGGGCCAGCTGCGGCTCCGTCCGAGTTCCCTGTGTACGGTCTGGAGTTCGGGATGTTAAGGAGTGCTGGTAGAACTGCCATCGGCAGGCTTTCGTTTAAGTCCGTTAGCGGCGACAAGTCCAGAAAGTGTGCCAGTCATAAACACTGTAAGCGTGGACAAGAGATCTATGAATTGCGCGTCATTGGGCGATTGCTCGAGAGGCTGTGTCACCCAGAGGAGCCCGAACACGAATCCTATGACAGTTATTGCAAAGGTGACTGCGATGGTGCAGCCCACGAAGACGATCATGCGCGCGTGCAGTATTTCTATTTCTGCTTTTTCCCTAGCCATTGGCTGCCCTTTCGCATTGTTGAATAGTTGCGCAGCGTGTCAGTGTGCTGTTTCGTACTTTGGTTGGTGCGTTGGTGCGTGTCGTTTCGCAAGCGGTTAGGGCGAGTGCAAGCATGACACTAGCCAAGTAATAGCGCGGCTTCATCGGCTGTAATGCCTAATTTATCTAACAACGCGGCTTTGGCTGTGGCTTTGTCGGTTTCTTTGTCGTTCGCTTTTTTGATTATTGCTTTCACTTCACTTGCTGTCAAATCTTTTTTGTTGTCAATAGTGCCAGTCCACATTGACCCGTCTGGTTCGATGCTTACTGGTTCTGAATAACCAATTTCGGCGGCGGCTTCGTGTAATTGTTGCGTGTTCATAATGGAATGACCGTAATTGTTCTATAGATGGCGGTAAGTGTTCCGGCGGCGTTCATTTTATATTTCATGGTAAATGTGTTGCTTCCCGCTGTCAAAGTCACATAATAAATTGCTGATGCCTGCACACTTATAAGTCCACCTGCTGAACCAGTAGAAAGCGAAATTGAGTTTGTAGGTGATGTAGTGGTAGCACCAGATACCGCAAAACTTGCAACGGCATCATTTCCATTACTTGAAACAATTTGCGCCGTGATTATGACTAAAGCAGATGTTCCAGTTGTAACGGTTACGGCAGGGCCAACAGTTGCTAAATCTGTAAAACTTGTGCTCGTGGTTGTTTGTGATGTTGCAACAGTTGCGCTAGTCGGGTTGGAATACGCATCAGGAAACCAAATCGCCGCTGATGCACTAGTAAAAAATAACTGACCGCCGCCCCATTGAGGAATACTTAACGAACCTGCGCTAGTGACCGTTGCAGTACCAGCCGTAATCGTGCAAGCACCTGCACCAATGTTCTGAATCCGCAAACTGTCGCCAGCCGCAAAAAGCGAAGTGTTCACCGTGATCGTTGTTGCGGCGGCGTTGGACATTGTGATTCGAGTGCCCTTGTCGGCTGCAACAAGCGTGTATGAAGCGACTTTGGCAGATACGGTTTGGTTGTAGTCGTTTGCCTGCAACGAGTTCATCTGTGCCGCAGTGAGTACTTGTGCGGCGGTGAAGGTCTGAATTGCCATGTGGCTATCCTAAGACATTTTCTTCGTCAAGTGTGCCATACACAATGTCATCCAAGATGAGCTCATAGACGATTGTGGTTGGTGCGGTGTAGTAGGTGACTGCGTGCCCCGCTGACAAGGTAAGCCGATGCTCAAGTCCTTCAATGGTGAGATCTTGAGCAAATTGTGTTGGGCCTGCCGAAGTTGTGATTGATTTTTGGATGTTGATTAGGTCGCCTACATCAAGTAGGGCAAGTGTTTCTTGGTCGGCTGTGGATAGTCCGGGGAACTCTGTGCCTAAGAAATTGAAGCGTGCTTCGGGATCTGGACTGATGAGGTATTCGGCAAGTGTGAGAGCTGCGGCGTCATTGTGTAGAAGCGAGTCGGTAATGGATTGTGTCTGCACAAGGTAGGCGGCTTGGCTGACTAGGTCTTCTGCGACTTGTGGCGATGCGGCTCCAGCGTGTTGGATGGATGCGCGATTGACCACTGTGTCCGCTTGGAAAGATATATCAATAGCGGAGTAGCCGATCTCGGTTCCGTCATCATGGAACTCGGCTGTAGGGACTCCGAGTGTCGTTCCGAGACGCTTCTGGAATGTGATCGTGCCTTCTCGATCTACAAAGATTCTGCCATATTCGGCTTCATTGATTTTGTTTGCGTATGCGGCGACTGATGTTCCGTTCGCAACCGTCCAAGCCGCTGCACCGCCAAGGGTCGCCACGCCTGTCTCAATGCTTCGTGTGCCCGTATAAGCGACTTCTGGTAGATCTAGCAGGTCATCAAAACGCTCACTTGAGAGCTGCTCTGTGACATTCCATTCGGCAAGAAAGGTCTGTCCCAGCTGATAAGAGAAGTCCGCGCAATTAACCGAGACCGTGTCGAGACCGCCAAGCGTAAAGGTGTAGTCATAGTTCACTATGTAGCCCACCCACAAATACTTTTTTACATTGAGCGAGTCATAGCGTGAAAAGCGAACTTGTCGCAGTGGTGCTAGTCCGGGCTGTTCGTTCGCTGGATCGTAATACGGGGATGTTGTGTCAAATGGGTTGAAGACTCCGTCCGCAAAAGTGTCATTCAATGTAAAGTTCATTGTGCCATAGGCAAATTGGTCGCCCGTGTTGGCGCGTCCGCGCTTCGCTGTAAGGGCGATCGTTCCATCCATGACTTCTGCGTATTGACTTACGCCATCCAGCACATATTGAGTGTTATCTAGTTCGCCTTTAAGATCGTCGTCCAGTGTGAAGGCGTCCCACATGTAGCCCGTGTCAATTTCTAGGGAGTAGTTACCTGACCCAATTACTGCTACGCCTGCCATTAGGCGACCTGTATGTTCGCAGGGCCATTCTGCCTATTGAATGCTCGAATAGCGTTCACGACCGCTGTGCCGATCTCTGCACTTGAGCCGAGTCCTCCGTTGATGTTGATGGTGTAGTTTCCGCCCATCCCAGAATTGCGTCCCGATAGTGGAATGACCGCTTCAGGGCCGCGCTCGCCGATCATTGCAAGCGTTGGCCCTGTCACGATCCCGCCTTCGGCAAGGTAAGGAATGTTGGGAACTGCAAAGCCGAAGCCGCCTAGACCGGGCACCCAAGACGGAATCTTGAAAGAGAGCTTGCCTACCGTGTTGTTCCAAAGTGTCGCGATGCCGTTGAAGAGTGTCTTGAAGATGTTGTAGACGCCTGTGAAGTAAGTGGTCAATCCTTGGAAGACTGCTTTGCCACCGATAAGCATCGCATCAAATACTGTGTCTACGATCTTTCGGACAATGTCAAACTTGAAGTAGAGCGCGACAAGTGCGGCAATTACTAAAGCGATTCCGAGAGTGATAAATCCAACCATCGCAAGCTGGGCGGCGGTGAGACTTAGGGCGAACAAAGTGTTCACGACTGTCGCGATGCCGACTGCCGCGTTGAAAATCAAGACCGCCGCCGAGACTCCAGCGATTGCGCCTGCGATAATGAGAAGAGTCTTGGTGTTGTTTTGTGCCCATCCTGCGAACTTGAGTAGCACTGGAAGAATGGCTTCGACTGCTGGGAGCAGTGCTGCACCGATTGATTCTTTTGTTTCGGCAAGTGCGATTCCAAGACGCTTCATTCCACCTTCGGCAGTGTTCGCAGCCGCTGCGGATGCTCCACCGAATGATCCTCCGAGGACATTCATTACATCTTCAAGGGATGCACCGTCTTTAATCATTGCTTTAATCTCTGGAGAGAGGGCTTGCAGTCCTTTCATATTCCCTCCGTATGCCTTGGCAATTGCGTCCGAGACTGTAGCCAAATCTTTCCCAGAGCCCGCAGCGACATCCTGCGCGAGAGCGAGGGCGCGGTTTGCTTCTTCAATGTCTTTGGTTCCTCGGACTAACGAGGCCAGAGCCGGACGAAGTTCTGAATCCGCAACGCCTGACGCAAGACTCATCTTTGAGATCATGTCCTCGGACGCTTTGACTTGTGCTTCTGTTGCGCCAGTGACATTTTCAAGCGCAAGGGCAAGCTGTACCTGCTCGGCTTGGTCTTCCATCGCCGCCTTTGTAGCACCGACTAGAGCGAATCCGATTCCTGCAATAGCGGCCGCAGCTGGAAGCGCGGCTTTCTTCATGGCGAACGACGCTTTTGCGGATGCGCCCTCGAGTTTCTGAAATTCCTTGACTGCGCGCGAAGTTCCTTTCGCGTCAAATTCTGAAATTATTGGGAGGATTACAGCCATGACTATTGTGCTTTCAAGTTCTGTCCGACAGCTTTGCCGACGCGATCCACTAGATCTTCCATAGCTCTATTGAGTTCGTCTTTGTGTGCTTCATATTGACGCCATACTACTCTCGAAGCATCTCCGTATTTGGCTGTTAAGTGTTGCCCCATAGCGTTACTTGTTGAGAAGTCAAAGAAAGAAGCTGCCGCTCCAATCCACTTGATTGCAAAGGTTGTCAGGTTCACGGTATTAGATCGGAATTCTTTTGGCGGTTTTGTGTTTATGTACGCCTTGACTTTGTGCTCGGTAGGCCAAGGGAAGACCTCATAGGATCCTCGAAGAGTCCAGCGTCTTTGCCACCCTGACAGAGGGTAATTTAGGGGTATAGCGGATTCAATGTCCGAGACAAGTCCAGCTGTAATCCTTTTGTAATCTTTGGTGATCTCGCGACGAAGAGACTTGTCAATTTTGTTCAATTCTTTCAATGCTTCTTTGAGACCGTAGACCTCTATGCGAGTTTCAATCCCGTCCGCCATTACGACCTTCTCTTGTTTTGTTTCTCTAAGACTTTGATAATCGTAGTGAGATCTC